GACGATAACAGTTTTTTCTCTGGCGTGGTTTATTTGAATCCTATTGCCGAGCCTCATGCTGGAACTGCCATTTATAGAGTTGTAGAAAACACTGATCCTATCAGATATGGTAATGGAGATATCGAAAAAGAAACTGTAATAGAATCTGCTAATTTCAAACAGGTATATAATCGTTTGGTTGTTTTTGATGGCAAATCATACCATGGAAGAACAGGCGACAACACGCAAAGCGAAAGGCTAACTCACGTTTTCTTTGCGCATCGTATAAACGCCAATATTCCAACACCATTAAATAGATTTAAGGTTTTGTGAGTTTATCTGCATTATTAATAAAATTTCTAATACTTTCAATAGAGGACTTACATGTCAAGTTGTTCTTTTGTAGTTGGACTATCAACTTCGCAACCTGAGAATCAGTCAGAGTCTGCCACTTCGGAAACTGTTTCACCACAGGACAGTAATACATCGCCTCGGATGGATGTGCGACCATATATTTGTATGATGTTACAATCTGCTCCTGACTATTACAAGAAGCCAGTAGAACTGCAATTAACAATGGAATAATTTTTTTCATTGGCTTAACTCTTTAATTGTATTTTTGAGGATATCAGAAGATGGACGATCGTTGCCCTTTCCAATTTCCACGTCAATTCGAGACTCGATTGTTTTTAGCTTATTTTCTAATGCTTGTTTTTGGATTTCTAATTTCGCTACTTCTTCATCTCTATTTTTAAAAATAGCTTGTTGTTGTTCGATAAACAAATCTTTGTCTTTGATAGATTGCTGAAGCTGTTTGATATTATACGCTTGAAGCGCTGTTTGTTTTTCCAGGTCTACGATCTGACGATGCTTGGAATATAATCCACCAGCTAACCCTCCAATGATTATAAGTATAGAAAGCCACTTGATGGCTCCAGAAGATATGAGAGATAATATTATGTTCATGATAAACTCCATTTTTACGGTGTATTTATGAAGTTTCCATTATTTTGTATTGATGATTTTTATGAAAATCCAGAAGCTATTAGAGAATACGCTCTTGGATTAGAGTATGAAGATCAAACTCCATATGATAAAAGATCTCAATGTCTATCTGAAATAAATCCAGAGTTATTCTCCAGATTTTGCGATAAACTATTTTCTGTTTTTTACGACTCACCCGTTAGGTATAAAGTATATACAGCTTTCCATATTCATTTCAGAAAAAGCGATGATCCTGATTCTCCTGACAATAATGGTTTACTACACAAAGACCCAAATGTGTTGATGGGCGGTGTTATATATTTGACACCTAATCCAAATCCAAAAGCTGGAACGACTGTATATAAATCTTTTGAAAAGCCTCTTGAAGAGGTAATTACTTTCCAAAACAAATATAATAGACTTATAGGTTTTGACGGTAGCAGATATCCTCATAGAGTCACCACTAGGTATATAGAAAATGATTATAGATTATCGCAAGTATTTTTTATAGAGTTTATGCCGAAAAATACAGTTTTTCCGCTAGAAAGGTTACCGAAAATATGAAAAAATTTCCTACTTTTTGCGTTGATGATTTTTATGAATATCCAGACGAGGTTAGAGAATTCGCTCTTCAACAAACATTTCATAAAATGCCAAGTTGTATCGGATTGAGAACTTCTCCTATGAAAGACGTTCAACCAGAATTTGACGACTATTTCAATAAAAAATTACTATCTATGTTTTATGATATATTAGATCCTTCTTTACAGTATATCGTCAAAAACGTTTTTCATAAAAATTATCCAGTAGAAAGTAAAAATTATACTCTCTATAAACCAGAAGAGTTATTATGGGGTAGCCGATATGGTGGAACATTTCGTAGTGATAATAACGCTCATCTGGATCCAAATAATGTCATTTCTGGAGTTATATTTTTAAATAAAGATGAAGAAATGCACGCAGGGGTGGCTATCTATAGACCAGTAGAATATTCTGATGAACATGATGGCGCATTGTTACAAGAGACAGCCAGATTTTCTCAAATCTTTAATAGGCTGGTAGCTTTTGACGGCGAGACTTGGCATGGAAGAGTTGGTGATAACACAAGAGAAGATAGATTATGTCAGGTGTTCTTTGTTCAACATGTTTCTGATCAGCTTTCTCCTATAGAAAAAATGAGACAGATAGTATGAAAAACATACCTAATATAGAAAACTTGATAGTTGTTTCAGAGAAGATAGTTAAAGAAGCATGGGAAGCTATCGATAAAGAACCAGATAGCGGATTTGCAGTCGTGTTACAAGCAGCAGAAGAATATAAGGCTGCTAATATGACACCGATGTTTATTCTAGATCAACGCAATATGGACATCTATTGTTTCGCAAAAGAAACTTTCGGAAAAAAGCTCCATTAAGAAAATAGTATTTGACTTTTGTATGGGGTTATAGTATAAATAAACTCAAGAGTGGCGGTTTCACCGTCACCAAAGGCGAAACTGACCACTTGATTTTTTCTCTATGGAGAATAATATATGAGTACAGTAACTACTACAAGCGCTGCAGTTGCAGCAAAGTCAGATGTCGTTGATCTCCGTGGAATGTGGATTGGGCTTGCCCTTCTAAACACATTCTATCTCATTGTCCGTATCTATGAACAAGTGTTCGGCTGGAGGGCTGGACTTGATTCATTTGCGCCCGAGTTTCAGACATATTGGATGTCTATTCTCTGGACAGAGATTCCGCTTGAGTTAGTCTCAGGACTAGCACTTGCTGGTTATCTTTGGAAGACAAGAGATCGAGATATTGACGCCGTGACTCCTCGTGAGGAAATGCGTCGTCTAGTAGTTCTTGTTCAGTGGCTTGTTGTGTATGCTGCTGCCATTTATTGGGGCGCATCCTTCTTTACTGAACAGGATGGTACATGGCATATGACTGTTATTCGTGATACTGACTTTACTCCAAGTCATATCATTGAGTTCTACATGTCATATCCAATTTATAGCGTAATTGCAGTTGGCGCTTTCTTCTATGCAAGAACTCGTATCCCATACTTCTCACATGGTTACAGCCTTGCATTCTTGATTGTCGCTATTGGACCATTTATGATTATTCCAAACGTTGGACTCAACGAATGGGGTCATACTTTCTGGTTCATGGAAGAACTATTCGTAGCACCATTGCATTGGGGCTTCGTATTCTTCGGCTGGATGGCACTTGGTGTGTTCGGCGTTGTTCTCCAAATCCTAGGACGTGTTCATGCTTTGCTAGGGCGTGATGGCGTTAAGTTACTAGCAGAATAAAAAAGTTGAGGGGAAGGCGTTGACTTTCCCCTCTTCTCATATTATATTATGTCTGCGTTGCCTAATGGAACGCAATCTTAAACTCGCTCTAAAGGAGAATTAAATGACAAACGATGTTTTCAATTTGTCCAATCTAAACAAGCATTTTGTAGGTTTTGATAAGGTTCTAGACACTCTAACTAATGTTAATGATACCTACACCAAGGCAATCCTAAACAACTCCCCAAACTGGCCTCCATATAATATCGTAAAGATTGATGATAACAACTACAGCATTGAATTGGCTGTGGCTGGTTTTGGTAAGCATAATCTAGATATCGAATTAGCTAATAACACTCTCGTAGTTAAGGGTGGATTTACTGTCGACGAGATTGATCCCATTGACAATCCAGTCCAGTATCTATGGAAGGGGATTGCTGATCGTATGTTTACCCGCAAGTTTACTCTTGCTGACACGGTTGAAGTGAAGAACGCAGAATATGTTAATGGTATGCTTAAGATTTTCCTAGAGAACGTAGTTCCAGAGGAAAAGAAGCCGAAGAAAGTAGACATCAAGTAATCTTCTAAATAGGGGAGAGTTTCGGCTCTCCCTTTTTTATTTCAGGAGATTATCATGGCTACATTTAAAGAAGCATTTGCTGCTGCGAAGAAAGCAGGAAAAGAAACATTCGTATACGACGGTAAATTATACACCACCGAAGTTGCTGTCAAAGATGCCAAAGAAGAAGGTCACATTGACGTAACAAATACAGTTAAAGAGTCGCAAGTTCCTACTGTATCTAAGTTAAAAAAGAATGTCTGGCCTCTACAAACAGAACTACGTAAGAAGTTCGGCACACCAGACTATGGCGGAACATTTAAAAAGAATATGGTTTCTGTTAATCTACCATATACTATGTGGATGGATGATATTAAGATCACCAAGTG